AATAATAATATCACAAAAATCCTAATATTTGTAGGTGAATTAATAGGTATCTCGGTTTTTGTTATATCTGTGTTCTATTTACCTTGGATTATTCAGTACCTTTCTAAGTACATTGGAGGTTAATATGAAAACTTTAGATAAACTTAAAGAAATTTGCGACCCATTCGGCGTTACTTTTGAATATCATATTGAAGGGGGTGATTGGTATATAACATTCGACGCCCCGCCCAAAATGTGTTGGGGCTCAAGTACGGCAACAGTTAGTTGTTACAATGGGGGCGCATTAAACGGGGTTATTGGTTATATAAAAGAAGAATTAAAAAGCGGGTTCTATAAAGCCGATAATGAAACATTAAGAATAACGGGGCAATTATAAATGATAGGTAAAATGCATACTGCAATGGAGGCATCACTTACAGATGCTCAATCAAAATTAGCTAATATCCAAATTGAAAAACAAAAACTATATCAAGAAGAGGAGGTTCAGCAAGATAGGATTATTTGGATTAAAGGTGAACTTGAGAAATTAGAAAATATGGGCGCATAATCCAACATTAATCCCGTTACATTATACTTTATCAATAAGCCCTTGCAGAATAGATTTTGCAGGGGCTTTTTTAATTCTATAATTATTTATCTTTTTTCAATGGGTGTCCATCAGGCAAAAGGTCGGTGTCAAACTTACCGCTTTTAAACCGACCTGTTCTCACTGCACTCAAGAAGCCATTTACCCGCGCATAAGCCCACTGATCAGCGCTACTCACGCTAGGTCTAACACTCTGAGGATTAGTGTTAAAAGCGCCTACTCCGCGCCTAAAAACAGCCTCTAACATCCTCTGCGTTACTTTCTTGCCTTTACTGTTACCATGCTTTTCGTTGTGGTCTTTAACCTTTTCGGCCAATCCTTTTTTTACAGCATCACTAACTTCTTCAGCTTTTATTTCTGGATGATAAGGCGCTGAAGCCCAGTCTGCGTAATGGCTAAGAAGCTCCAGAGCCTTATCTCTTTCTTTGTCTAGTTGCGCTGTCTTTTTTCTAGCCCAAGACTGACCTTCATCACCGCCCCATCCTAGCCAAGCAATTAACCCCGCACTCGGCCAACCCTCTTCACCGCGTCTAAAGCCCTGACCCTGCTTATCAACCTCATGCCGGCTAAAGAAACTATGCATTCTTCGGACTGTTCTTGGAGAAAGACGCTCTTTTTTTATAAGTTGGTTTGCTCTTGCAACTCCAACCTGTGTCATACCCCTGCCATATTCTTTGCGAAGGTCTAGGCCGCGTTGAGCATTTTGACCCATTGAGGCTGTCGGAATGGTTTCAATGTCACTTTCTGCTTTTGTCTCGCCTTCATCAGCCCAGCGCTTGCAAACATACTCTGAGCGAATGTCAGCATTAAACAAATCGCAATAACCTTCGATGTTATGAATGCAATTACCGCAATACTTTTCATCGTCCCCCATTGCATATGCTTCTGGCAAAGAAGGTGGGACTTCCTCCCCGTCAGGATAAAAATCTAACTTGGTTTCGCCATAAGCGTTTTTTCCTGCGTCCTCAACGTCCGCACCATCATCTGTAGCAACATCCGCCCCACCTAACGGGAATAGGTTTGCCGCGATATAAACTTCATCACCGCCGTTAATTGGCTCTAGACCAAGCCTTTCTCTAGCTTCATTGCGGCTTATAATGCCTTCACGAACAGCCGAAGTCACGTTTTCATAAACACGGCGGCGGCGCTCTGTCATAGCTGGGATAGCATCAATGTCATATACGATTTTTATATTATCGCCGTAACTTGGGGATAGCCATTCATTAAGATCACTCTGTACTCGCTTTGCAAGGGGAATGATTGTTTCCTCATATAGAGCAAGTCTAGCCTCTTGAACATTGGCATAAGTCTGACTGTCAGGAATGCCGATCAGCTGAGAAGGTACGCCAAAGCAAAGCGCGATGTCCTTTGCCGCCATATGCTTGTGCTGTAGGAAATCCATATCGCGTGGAGATAACGCCATTTCTTTCCAATCAAAATCGCCTTCCAGCAACATAGGACGGCCAGCATTCTTTGTACCAGAGAAGTGTCTACCTAAGTCATCACTGACTTGCTTGCGCTGTGTATCACTAAGCATCAAGCTATTGCCGTTCTCATCCCTTGGTTTAAACACTATTGCGCCGGATGGACGCGCCCCGTTCATCAATAAGCCCACGTTGTGCTTTGCAATCATGTTGTGTTGGTCTAAATCAATAGCCGCCGCCATAAGGGGTGATAATCCCTGATAGTCGTCTAATGGGTTCCACATTTTGAAATGTTTAATTTCTGACTGCCCTGAAATTGGGTCTGCTGGATATGAGTGAACAACCTGTCCATTTAAATAATAATCATAAGACTTTGGAACTGCAGTATCGCTTGCAACAACCTTCATCCTGTCAGGGCGCAACATATAAAGCTCTGAGGGCAAATTATTTACAGAACTAGCAAGAGCATAACTATTTCCAGACAACAAAAGATAACTATAAAGTGATTGGAAGTATTCAATTCCAGCTTCTGTTGGGTTAGGTCTATTAAGAAGGCTAATAATAGGGTGTGTTTCAAGCTCCATGTCGCCTTGGAAAACTTTAAATGGTATTGAAGCCGCGCCATTAGCAATTTCATTTACGCATTTATACACAATAGCGTTTTGCTGATACCCTTCGGTCGCGTATGTTTTGAAATCATCGCGCCTATTGGCTGAGTATATTGAGTTACCCGACATATATACCTTTGGTGCTTCTTTTTGTTCAAATGATTGCGGCGAAAAAACCTTCCGCAAATTATCTAAAAATGCCATTAGCTAATTCTCCATATTGGTTGCCCTGTTTGTTGGGTCAAATCCGTTAATGCCCAAACTAGAGCGTCTAATCTATCAGGGGACTTTCGACCCTCGGGTGTAAAAGATGTCAGCTGGTCTTCCAATGCTTTAAACTCTCCAACATGATGAACCTTGCCTTGCTCATAAAGCGCCGCGATTGGTTCAGCCCGTATAATCTTGCCTCTACTCGCCCTTACAGCAGTGTAAGGTATTTGCCTATCTATTGTTCTTACCACTCTTTCGACCAAATCTCCACCATTATTGACTTCAGCTATAAGTCTATCAGCATTATATTTATGAAAAACATGAACAGCTTCACGCGCCCAAGTGTCAGGGCTTCCATGTAAACTTCTATCTTCTAGTACATAAAACTTACCATTGGAGCATCTACCAGCTACAACAATGCCTGTTTCATCACTGCTTTCCGTGTTTGTTACCGCTGGGTCTACTGCAACTACAATTCTTTGTAGGTCTGGCAAATTTTCAGGTTTAAGCCTAGAGCCTTCAATCATATTCCAGCTCCAAAGAGCGCCCTCAATATCCTCAAGAACCTCTGCATATAGCTCTTGTCTACCTAGTCTTGTGCCTTCGTATTTTTCTTTAAGCTGTGCCAGAGCTCCAGCCGCTAAGTTTTCTTCATTATCAAAAGTGCTTCCGCGAGTAATCACAGTTCCTGTCCGTTTAAGCAAATTCTTGATAAGAGGCGTTGGTTTGGGTGTTGTTGTTATTACACATTGTGGATTATCGCCAAGACGCAAGCCAAACATCAGCTGATCAAATGTTTCTGGATAAGGCCACGCGGCTATCTCATCACACCATGCTCTGTGAAATTGCGGACCACGAAGTCTATCTGGTTCTGTTGCCGCAAAGCCTTGTATGACTGAGCCATTATACAACCTAATCTCTTGAGCAGTATTATTATAACCCTGACCGCGTCCAGATAGGAGGCATTCTTTAGGTAAATAAGAAAGTATTCCACTCTCACCGCCGAATGCTACTCGCTTTAAGTCTCCAAATGTAGGTACAACAACTGCAACTCGCGTGTTGGGGTTCTTTAATGCATATACAGCCGCATCAGCGCCGCCGGTTCTTGTTTTTCCCCACCCACGACCAGCAAGTATAAGCCAAACAGCCCAATCACCCATAGGGGTAACTTGTTCGTTTCTCGCCGTATCGACCCAATCACTGTATAGTGTGGCTAGCCCTTTGTGACTTTTTCTCGGCAAGTTCGTCCAATTGGTCAATAATTCTTGTGAGGCTTGTTGGGATGCTGTCATCTGATACTACCTGTCTAATTTC